TTGAGTTGCCATTTACCACTTCGGCAAGCATGGCGCAGCGTTTGGCCAAGATAGAGCTATTAAGGGCAAGACAGCAAATCACGGTTGCAATGCCAATGAAGCTGGTTGGTATGAAGGCCAACGTCGGTGACATTGTGCAAATCAACAACACACGGATGGGTTGGTCAAGCAAACCTTTTGAGGTTGTAAGTGCAAACATTGCTTTTGGCGAGACTGTTGGCGTTGACATTGATTTTCGCGAAGTCTCTACTGATGTCTACGACTGGGCTACAAGCGAAGAGCAGGCATACGACCCAGCCCCAAACACAAACCTGCCAAGTGCAGTAAATACAGACCCAGTGGGCTTGTTAATTACCGACACGCTAGAAATTAGCGCGGAAACCATTGTCACCAAGTTGGTTGTTACTGTTTCCGGCAGTGCTGTGTTTCAAGACCGATACGAGGTGCAAGCCAAACCTTCTACGTCTGACGATTTTTTAAATTTAGGCCAAGCCTCTGGAAATATATTCCAGCTTGCAAACGTCATTGACGGGGCTATTTACAACGTCAGGGCTAGGTCTATAAACGTTCTTGGTGTTCGTTCAGAGTGGGCTACCGGCGACCATGAGGTTATTGGCAAGACTGCACCACCTGAGAACGTGACAGACTTCACAATCAACGTTATTGGCACGCAGGCTTACTTGACCTGGACACCCGTGGGCGACCTTGACTTGTCGCACTACAGAATCAGGCACTCTCGTCAAATATCTGGCGCAACATACGCCAACGCTGTTGACCTTATAACCAAAGTACCAAGGCCAGGAGTATTTGCAATTGCTCCGGCAATGACTGGCACTTACTTTATTAAGGCGATTGACAAGCTAGGCAACGAATCATTGGCCGCAGCGTCCACTATTGCAATCATTGAGGATATTAAAGACCTCAATGTAATTGCAACCATCACAGAAAGCCCAGGCTTTACAGGCACTAAAACCGAGTGTAGCGTCACAGAGGATGGCTACCTAATCTTGGATACCGCAAACGATTTTGATGACGTTACAGGGCTGTTTGATGACGCTGATGGTGACTTTGACGGTGGTAGCGGCAACGTTTCAACCATTGGCACATACGAATTTGCAGATATATTTGATTTATCACAGGTTTATACAAGCCGTGTAACGGCAAATGTTACAAACGTTCGCCTTGATTACATCAACTTGTTTGAAGATGCCACTGGCAACTTTGATGAGCGGGCAGGCTTGTTTGATGGAGACCCAAACACCTACGGCGATACAAACGTGACTTTGTACGTCTCCACTACTGATGACAACCCATCTGGCACGCCAACTTGGTCAGAATTTAGGCCATTTTTTGTCGGTGATTACAAAGCACGTGCGTTTAAATTTAAGGCTGTGTTAAGTAGTTCATCTGGCGAATCAAGCCCAGAACTTAGGTCTTTGTCTGTCAGTGTTGATATGCCGGACAGGGTTACATCTGGCGATAACCTTTCTACGAGCGCCAGCGCTTACGCAGTAACTTTCAACAAAGCGTTTAAACAGACACCGGCAATAGCAATCACTGCTGAAAACATGGCGCAAGGCGACTACTACGAAGTCACCTCAAAGTCAGCTTCAGGCTTTACAATAACGTTTAAAGATTCTGGTGGCTCTGCTGTGGCTCGAACTTTTGATTATGTCGCCAAAGGTTACGGCGAACTCACAACCGCATAGAGGTAAAAATGGCACAACACGACATGACTATTGCGAATCAGGGCTTTCCTGCTTTTCGCGCTGACCTAAACGACGCATTGCCAGCATTGGCAAGCAACAGCTCTGGCGCAACAGCGCCTAGCACTACCTTTGCAAATCAATTTTGGTATGACACTGCAAACAACACGCTAAAACAGAGAAATGAATTAAATACTGATTGGCTTGATATTTTTGAAATAAATCAGTCAACAGGAGTTTTAAATTTTTATCCCCAGAAATTGGCGGGGCAACTGCAACAACTCAATCGTCTGACAATGATTCAACAAAGGTTGCGACAACTGCTTTTGTTAAATCTGTTGGCGCAGTCTCTTATGGATTGTTCCGCAAGGCCAACCCAGACACTGTAGCTTGGACAAAGACCGGCGCTGGCACAGCAACAACAGCGACAATTCTTTATGTAGAGGTCAATGGCGTGCTTCGCACAATTTCCAGCGGCACAAGCATTACTATGCCAACTTTTGCCGGTGGCACTGATTATGCAATTTGGTGCAAGCCTGACGGCACACTGGAGGCCACGAGCAACCACACCAGCCCACCTGTTTCCGATTCTCGCAAGGTTGGCGGCTTTCATTACGCCCCAGGCGGCAACGCCACAGGCACAAGCGGGGGAGATACAACACCTGCAATCAATGAATATTCCCTTTGGGATTTGAAGTGGCGTCCTGCCTGCCCAGACCCACGCGGCATGACGTTAGTGGGTGGCGGCTTTTGGTCTGACATCTACCTAACAGGCGTGGACGCTATCACCAACGGCTCAAGCAAATACAACGTCACTATGGCTGACGGCTCAAGCCCACCCAAAGTGCCCACGATGTTCGGCGGCAACGGCTCCACTACATACGGCTCTTACACATGGTTTGAGGCGCAAGAATTTTCTACGGCATTTGGTAAGCGGACAGTTACACAGCAAGAATACATGTCGCTGGCCTATGGCACCACGGAGGCATCGTCTGTTGGCAGCGACCAAGGTAGCACCATCCTTAATGCCGCCTACACATCCAAGTGGGGCGTCATGCAGTCGGCTGGCGTGCTGTATGTGTGGGGGCGCGACCGTGGTGGGCCATTCGCTAGTGCGGTATGGAACGCCAACACGGAAGGCCGTGGCTCGGAATACAACGCGCCCAACTCTGCGCGATTTGGCGGCTACTGGAACGGCGGCTCGAACTCCGGTTCGCGCTGCTCGACCTGGGACAACGCTGCCTCGGCCTCGCTCCTCTCCAGCGGGTCGCGCTTTGTCTGTGACCACCTGCAACTTGACTAAGCAGGGCGAAAGCCCTGCGTTTAGATGCAACCAATAAAGGATTCAGCTTGTTTCGATCAAATGGCAATAGTGGAAAAATACGAGAGGGTTATCTCGTATCTGTACCCTATTGCCCAGTCAATACCGAGAAAACATGGAGTGGCGAGGGATATGTTTTTGCAATGCCTGATGGGTGTGCCCGACACACTTGTGCAAGCTGGCAAAAGCAATCAAGTCTCAAAACTCTACGCCGCAGACGCACAGCTTGCTCATCTGCGGTTTTGGGTGCGCTTTCTGGTTTCGATCAAGTGTTTAACAAAGCACCAGCAAGAGACATCACAAGTGTTAATTGCAGAAGTTGGGGCGATGTTGGGGGCTTGGCTCAAGCACAGAAAAGCACAAGGGCAGTCTGGATAACAACTCTGCGCGATTTGGCGGCAACTGGAACGGCGGCTCGAACTCCGGTTCGCGCTGCTCGAACTGGAACAACGCTGCCTCGAACTCGAACAACAACATCGGGTCGCGCTTTGTCTGTGACGACGTACATCCAACGCTCTGCCAACGCTCCGGCTTGGCAGGCAGACCAATCCACATGTGGTCAGCCAGCGCTGTCCTGCTTCGGCAAATACATTTCGGGGTTCGGCATAACGCCTAGTAGGAAATCCAAAAGCGCAGCCGACTTTTTTATGCCAAAAAAACACCGCAATCTGATTGACCAAATCGTGTCTTTGGACAACCTCCAAGAGGCGTACCGCAAAACATCCAAAGGTAAAAAAATGACCTTTGGTTATTTGGAGTTTAAAGAGTACGACCAAGCCAATCTGCGATTGATTCAGCAAGAGCTTGCTGATGGGGCTTACAACATTGGTGGTTATCGTCAGTTTACTATTTACGAACCAAAGCCAAGATTAATATCTGCGTTAGATTTTAAAGACCGCTTGGTGCAGCATGCTTTGTGCAATGTTATCAGCCCTATTTTTGAGAAAACTCTAATGCCGCAGACATTTGCTTGCCGCGTAGGAATGGGCACCCATGCTGGAGTGGCTTTTGTTCAAGCCCGCATGAGGAACTTAGATTCCAAGTATTTTTAAAAACAGATTACTCCAAGTTTTTCCAAGCATAAACCGTACCGTGTTGCACAAAATGATTGACCGCAAAATTGATTGTGATAAAACGCTGCGTATCTTGCGCGAGACCATCCCAACTGAAGGCAAGGGCATACCTATTGGCAGCCTGACAAGCCAACTTTTTGCCAACGTGTATGGCAATGCCGCCGACCGATTTATTCACTTTGACCTCAAGCAGCGCCATTGGGCGCGTTACATGGACGACATTGTGATTCTTGGCGACGACAAGGACGAGCTAATGGACTCGTTTTTAAGGTTAAATGATTTTTCAATGGAACACTTAAGGCTGCGCATCGGCAAATGGCAGGTCTCACCCACCAGCCGTGGCGTAAACTTTTTGGGCTACCGGATTTGGAAAAACCACAAACTGCTTCGCAAAGACTCAGTGCTTCGCGCAAAGCGTAAAATTGCAAGATACATTGGCAATCAAGACGAAGAATCTTTGACTAAGTTTTTGGCATCGTGGTCAGGCCATGCAAAGTGGGCTGACACTCATCATCTTTTTAATTGGCTGGAGCAAAAGCATGGCATCACTGCATAAAACTATCATAAACACCCGCGCTGACTTGGATGCCATTGATGGCACGCCTGAGCACGCTGAATTTATGACCTTTCTTAAAGGCTCTATAACGCGCAAGCAAGACGTAGCTGTGCGACCTGATAGCTACGGACAACCAGACTACGAAGGCGACATCATTCTTCCTGTTTGGGAGGATGTTGAGGACTTATCAACAATTACAGCTTTTGAATTTGCAAAGTCTGATTTATTGTGAGTAAAATTAAAGCGACACCATATATTAAAAGCTCGGAGCAAAAATGGAACGCACCGTAGAGACAGCGCACAGTCGCATTGATGCCCTGGAAAAAGAGGTCATTGCAATTAAGACCGAGGTGCGTATCCAGTTTAAGGATTTGTTCGGTCGCGTTAAGAGGCTGGAGACAATTCTGTTAGCGGCCACTGGGACAATCATGGTTCTATTGCTGACAGTATTGTCAAAGATGAACTAGCGTGTTACTTGAGCTTGCTGCCGCCAATGCAGCCTATGCGGTTATTAAACAGACCGTTGCCAATGGTGGAGACATCATGGCGGCGGGACAGCATCTTTTCAGCTTCTTTGACAACAAAGCCGCAATATCTAAAAAGGCAGGTCAATCAGGTTCAGACTCAGAAGCGTTTTTTGCGCTTGAACAAATTAAGCAACACGAAATACAACTTAAAGAGTTGATGATATATCAAGGGCGTGGTGGCCTTTGGGATGAGTGGCTTGCATTCCAAGTGGAAGCAAGAAAAAACGAGAGGCAGAAGCGCGTGCAATAGTGCTTAAGAAGCGCAGGAGCATACAAGCCATTAAAGGCGTGCTGACGGGCGTGGCGGTGTTTCTGCTAGGGGTAACAGGCATCGGCGTTGTTTTGCTGCTTGTATGGTTTGTGGTAACTAAAGGCGGGCAACAATGAACGAACTATTGGGATTACTTAAAAATGCAGCACCTGCAATTGCCACTGCGCTTGGCGGGCCTTTGGGTGGCCTGGCAGTGTCTGCGTTGGCTACCAAGTTTGGGGTGGCTGACGAGTTGGAAGCGGTCACGGCGGCGATTAAAGCAGACCCAGAGGCGACAATAAAGTTGCAGGAACTGGAGCAAGCGCGATTCCAAGCTGTGTTAGCTGACAAAGCCTCTGCGCGAGCGCGTGAGGTGGCAATAACAAATAGCGCTAACGCACCGCTGCTTAATAAAATTGTCACACCGGCTTTGGCGCTTGGGGTTGTTGGTCTGTCGTTTGCTCTCTTTGCAGTGCTTATCTTTGTCGAAGTAAAGACAGAAGCCAAGGATATCTTGATATACATTCTTGGCGTGCTATCTGCCGCTGTAACACAAATTCTGTCGTACTATTTTGGCTCAAGCCAAGGCAGTAAAGACAAAGAGGAAAAGTTATCAGGTTTTATGTCAAACAGGGAGTAAATCATGGTGTGGTTGCCCGTTTCGTTTATTTGTTTGTTCGGCGGCGCTTGCGGATTTGAAAGCGGGAGATTGTCTGTTTCTATTGAACAGTGCGAAGCCCAGAATTTTCAAGTTAGACGTAAGCTAGCAACGAACACTGAAGTTGCTGCGTTTGATATGACTTGCATTGAAATAAAACCAAAGGCGACTGACTCACTATGAATTACAAAGAATCCCTAGCGCACATACTTAAACATGAGGGCGGTTGGGTAAATGACCCAAGAGACACAGGCGGCGAGACGAATTTAGGTGTTACAAAAGCTGTCTGGGAGGAATGGCTGGGTCACGCAGTAAAAGACGGCAGTATGAAGTCGATGACGCAACTAGACGTTGAGCCGCTTTACAAGCGAAAATACTGGGACAGAGTAAAAGCCGATGAGTTACCAGACGGATTGAACTATTGTGTCTTTGATGCAGCCATAAATAGTGGCACAGGACGCGCTGCAAAGTGGCTACAAGAGTCTGCTGGCGCAATCCCTGATGGAGCTATTGGCCCAAACACTTTAAGCGCTGTAGCGGCTCATACGCCAGCCGAGCTAATCAACATATACTGCGACAAACGACAGAAATTTCTGGAGTCGCTAAGTAATTTTGACAGATTTGGCAAGGGTTGGACGCGCAGGGTTGCCGAGGTTAGAAAATTATCTTTAGATTCCGTTAAGCGATGACGTATTCGCCTTAGCGTAAACAAACGGGATTTTAAATGGCTTTATCAAAAGTAACTGACGAAGAATTTATTGAGCTGATGACTTCGCATAAAAGCGTTACAAAAGTTGCTTTGATTGTCGGTATGAGTGTCGCGCAAGCAAATAAACGTAGGCGAAACATTGAACGCAAGCACAGCATACAACTTGTGGCCACGCCGTATCACAACACGCATTATGGCCAAGCGAACTCAGTCTATACATCCCCAACAGTAATAAATTTAGGAATGTTAAATGGGACTGTAATAGTCTTCAGTGATGCGCATTTTTGGCCTAGCCGTCGAACAACAGCTTTCAAGGCTTTGTTGTGGCTTATTGAAGAGCTAAAACCCTCCGTAGTGGTAAATAATGGTGACGCTTTTGATGGGGCCAGTATCAGCAGGCATCCTGCAAATGGGTGGGAAAAAACACCGTCTGTTTTAGAAGAGCTTAAAGCATGCGAAATGTTTTTGGGCGAAATTGATGACGCGGCTAAACTTGCAAATCCCAAGTGCAAACTAATCTGGACGCTTGGAAACCATGATGCTCGCATGAATATGCGCCTGGCGGCAATGGCTCCAGAGTTTATCGGTATCAAAGGGTTTAATCTAATTGACCATTTTGAGGATTGGCAACATACGACAAGTTGTTTTTTAAATGACAAAGTGATGGTCAAGCATCGATGGAAGGGCGGCATACACGCGACTCACAACAACACAATGGGAAGCGGTGTAAGCATTGTTACAGGCCACCTTCATAGCCTAAAAGCCTCCGCTTGGACTGATTACAACGGGACGAGGTGGGGGGTTGACACTGGAACATTATCGCAACCGTTTGGACCTCAATTTGCCTATGCGGAAGACAACCCAAGGAATTGGCGAGCTGGGTTTGCTGTTTTAAATTTGCGTGACGGCAGTCTAATTTCTCCAGAAATTTGCATGGTTAACGACAAAAACCCTGATTGTGTTGAGTGGCGGGGCGAGTTGTGGAACGTATCAGC